AACATGAACGGCACCAATTGACCCTTGGCGATGATCCGTTCCATCTGTGACGCGCGTGCCATGAGGTCCCCTATCTCGTCAGGAATCACCGAGGCCCCGGACGGGAATCCGGGGCCTCATGGCCGATAATGTCTACAGCGAGATGTCGTAGGCGACCGCCGCGGCCTCGATGCCGCTGGCCGCTCCGGTCGGCGTGAACCGGCCGAATCCGAGCCGCAGCGAGTACACGATGCGGGTCTGGTCGCGTGCCGGCAGCCGCTCGGTCTCGACCATCACCCGGCGCCGCCAGCCAACCTTGAAACCGCGCCGGTTGAACGCCGCGATCTGGCCCTTGATGTTGTTGGATCCGGTGGTACTGACCTTGCCGTCGGCCTCGGTCTTCGACATCGCGATTGTTGAGATGTGCGGGTGCCCGAGAATGCGTCCCGCCTCGCCGTTGTTGATGGTGGCGTTCGGGCCGTATTTGTCGACGGTCAGATACTCGTCGAACATGGCGATCTTGTCGGCGGTGAACGGGTCGGACGCGAACACCAGGTCGGACGCGTCGGTAGGGTGACCCCAGTCGACCAGCCGCGTCGAGTCGATCATCAGTGCGCGCAGGTTGTTGAGCTGCGCGAGCGTGATGGCGCCGGCCACGTCGGCCGCGTTTCCGGTGTTGTCCACCAGGGCGGCGTGCCGGATCCCGTCGAACGCGAGATAGTGCTTCGTATCCGCCGGGTCGGCGTCGTCGAGGTTGATGTTTCCGGTACCAGCGTTCGTGTTGTCGCCGTTGAGTACCAGCGAGTCCGCGTAATGCGCGACCGAAAGCGCCGCCTGCCGCCGCAGGAACGGCACGAATGGAATGAGGGAATCCTCTTCCATCTCTCCGCTCCACATTTGGTGAATCACGAATTTCTTCGCGTCCACCTGTACACGCTGCGAACCGGTCTTCACCGTCGAATACTCGGAGCTGTTGTTCGCCGTATTCTCGGCGACGAACAGCATCTCCGGGATGTCGACCTCGACCGGAAGATAGGTCGTCGGCGCCGTCATCTCGAAGCTGTCGATCAGCGGGAAGATCCGCCCCAGCTTCCGCGGCGCATCCCACAGCTCTCCGACGTACTGGGCGCCGATGAGCTGCTGGCCGTAGCCGGACTCGGCGGTATCCATCGCCCGGATGGCCCGCTGGTACGCGCCGGTCAGCTCGAACTTGCCGGCGCGGGCGAGCTTGCGGTCCGGGCCGTGGAACTCGGCCAGCGGGATCCGCGGGAACAGGTCGTCGAGAGCGGACCGGTCGATCTGCCGCACCTGATCCATGGACAGGTACCGCGCGGCGGAGATCGCCTCGAACGTGCGGGTCAGCTCCTCGCTCGGCCCCGGGTGGACGCCGCCGCCCTTGCGGGCCATGCCGCGCTGGGCCTCCATCAGGTCGTGGAGGAATTCCACGTCGGAGACCGACAGGCCCCACCTGGCGTACTTCGTGCCGACGAGCTGGACGTCCGCCGCATCCGACCCGAAGCGGAGCTTCCGTACGAACTCCTGGTCCTGCGCGAGGCCGGCCACCGCCTCGTTGACCAGCGCACGCAGCCGCTCGTCGCCGGTCGCGTCCGAGACGGACTTGTTGATCGCGTCGAGCTGCTGGCGGACGTCGGCAGCCAGCTCGTCCATCGTGACGGGCATGGTCATCCCCTCTCCAGGGCGAAGGCCGCCAGCAGGTGCCGCGCGGCGTCGTCGTCAACGTCCGCCGGCTCCGGCGGCACGTCAGTCTCCAGGTCCCGCCGGAGTGCGCGGGCGATGTGCAGGCCGAGCAGCACCGGATCGGTGTCGGCGATCAGCTCCTCCGTGACCCGCACGGTCCGGGCGAACAGGCGCTGGTCCTTCTCGACTTTCACCGGCGCTTCCCGGCCGGCGAGCATCACGTCCAGGTCGCCGAGCAGCGCGGCCCGCATCGCCCGGCCGCCGGCCACGACCGCCTCAGCGTCCATCGGGATCGGCACCGCGGAGACCTCATTGAGTTCCCACTCCTTGGCGATCCCGCCGCCCCAGTAGGACCCCTTGCCGTCCCACGCCGTCACGTCGAATCCGATCGATACCGCAGAGAGGTACCCGCCGCGATACTTCGACTCGACCTTGCGCGCGAAGTCGTCGGCCTGATCGAAGGTGACGTCGATGAGGAGCTGCCTACCGCTCACCTCGACGTTGCTGGCTCGCCCGATCGGGAGGTCGTCGCGGCCCCAGTAGCGGTGCCCGTAGCCGAACACAGGGTTGCGCCGGTACCGGTCGAGCTGCGCGCCGGACATCCGCAGGTCGATACCGTCCGCCTTGACGCCCTCGGTCGCCGCGGTGAACCGGATCGGGCCGTCGGTGTCCAGGCTCGCCCGGTCCACCTGCGCGCGGGTGTACGCACCCATCGTCAGTGCCTCCATCCGTTGATCGGCCGCCGCAGCGTCGCGAGCAGCTCGGCCGCGGCGTGGTCGATGCCGCGCGGCGTGTCCGCCGCGGCGACCTGGTCCACGCCATCGCCGGGAATGCTCCCGACGCCCGTCGGTGAGGTGTCGCCCTGCGGCGTGCTCGCCGCATCGGTGACCGCCGACTTGTTGACCGGCGCCCACCACACATCGCCCCACTCGACCCGCGGCAGGCCCTGCCGGGCCCGCCACTCATTGATCGTCATGGCGCCCCGGTCGAGGGCCTGCGCCTCGCGCGCCCACGCCTCAGACTGCGACTCCTGGAGCGCAGCGACAGTGCCGAAGTCGAACTCGGCGTAGTCCGGGGCGTCGCGCATGCCCGCGAACCGCGGTAGGAGCTGCTCGACGATCTCAGCGCTGCGCAACTGCGCGTCGGGCACCAGGGTGTGCGACCACATCGCCCGCACCAGCTCGGCGAGGATCGCCATGTTCGACTCGCCGAGGTCATTCAGCAGCGGCGACGGGATGCCGTACGCGTTACAGATCTGCCGCTGATTCAACCCGAGTCCATTGATGAACTCTGCATCTCGCGGCGAGATGCTCAATGCCTGGACCTTCGCCTCGAACCGAAGTACCGCCCACCGGTGCGCCTGGTCGACGCCCTTCATTCGGCTCGCGAACTGCCGTTCCAGGTCCCGCGCCTGCTCGGGGCTGAAGTCGACCTTGTTGGTTGCCGGCACAATCAGGCCGCCGCCGAGCAGGCCCTGGTCGAACAGCAGCTTGTTGGCCTTCTGCATCGCGCTCGCCGAATCCGCAGCCAACCGTGCGGCGACCAGCGGCGACAGCGCCGAGAACTCGTCGAGCGGGTGTGGGTAGCGGAACCAGACGATCTCGTCGGCCCGAAACTCGATCAGCGGGCCGCCCATGACCGGCTCGTAGACGTACGCCGTCTCCGGATCGAGGTAGGCGGTCTCGTGCGGCACCGGCCGGCACCGGTCCGCCCGCAGCCACCAGATCTCCGCCGGCCGCCCGTCCCGCCCCGGCTCCAGCGCCCAGAACGTCTTGCCCCACACACACATCGCCAGCTCGTCCATGCGCGCCAGCCGCGGCCACGTCCAGTGGGGGTTGACGCGCCGCAGGAGGTCGACAGCCGGTCCGGACTCGATGAGCTGCTTGTCGTTACCGCGGCCCCGGTACAGCTTGAGCGGCAGCCCAGACATCAGTCGCGCCCGCAGGCTCGCGGCGCTGTACACCTCATTGGACGTCGCGACGTACTCGCCGTACTCAGCGGGCACGTACGGGTCTTGGTGGCCCCAGTACCGGTCGGCCGCATCGACGGTACCGACGCCAACCGGCCACGACCGGCGGCCCCAAGACTTGGCCCGCTCCGAGATCGCAGACAACAGGCTCACGGTGCGCCCCGCTTCGCGGCAGCCTGCCAACCCTCGACCACCGCGGACCCGGCATGCGCGAGGACCAGCCACACCACGCGCCACACCTGCCGCGCCAGCCACCCCGCCAGGAACGGCAGCGCGGCGAGCAGGACCAGCAGCACGGTCGCCGGATCGACGGCCGCCGCCCGGCGACGGATCCGCCCGGCGACCACCGCGACCGGCATCGTGGACACGCTCACCACAGACCCCCCCTCACGCCATCAGCGAGCCTTCGAGTCTCCGGACGCCGACCAGCGGCGCCCGGGTGATGTACACCCACCGCGCCAGCGTCGCCGCCGTGATCGGGCTGTCGACGACGCCCTCCTGGCGAGCCCACGCCAGCGACCCTCCCAGCGAGCGCGTCTTGACCACGGACACCGCGGTGTTGAGCTGCGTCTGGTCCCGGTGCCGGTCCGCGCCCTGGCGGACCGCGTCGACGATCTGGCCGCACGCCTGCCCTGTGTCCGTTGCGGTCGGCACCGCCAGCTGGCCGCGCTCCGGGCGCTCCGGGTCGTCGGGCTCCACGATCCCGGCCGCCCGGAAGTCCTCCTCGAGGGCGCCGGCCGGCCCGCGGAGGTCCAGGCCGATCCCGACCGGGCGGTACCGGCCGCGCAGCTCGACGACCCGCTCCACCACCCAGTCGGTGCCCGGCCGGTGGTCGATGACCTCGATGTGCCCGAGGCCGTCCGGCCGCGGCGCATACAGCCCGATGCTCGACCAAGTCCGGTCGAGAGTGGTCTCGACCGCGATTGCCAGATCGTCGCCGGGCTGCGAGTCGGGGTCAGCGAGTGCGGCCCACCGCTTCGGATCGAGGAACCGCGTCGCGTCGGCCGCTGGCGGCAGCCATAGTCCGAGCCGCTCCGGAGCGAACAGCGCGCCGAGTAGCGGCAGCTCATGGGCCACGAACTCTTCGGTGATTCGGATCCCCAAGGCGGGGTTCGCGGCGTACCACAGCTCCCGGTCGGCGAGCCGGGCGACGTCGTCCGGGTTGGCCATGTCGAGACCGTCGATGCCCCAGTCGAAGTGAGCGAGACCGTCGGCGCCCGCCTCACCGTCAGCCTTCAGCCCGTACACCCATGCGGCCGGGTCGTCCGGCGGCGTCCCGAAGATCCACACCTGCGGGTTATCCCGGGCGGACATCGTCGGCATGAGCGCGGCCATCTGCTCGACGGTCAGCTCCTGGCCCTCGTCCAAGATGTTCTTGTCGCCGGAGAACCCGCGTCCGCTCGTCCGCGACCTGGCCACGAACCGCAGCCGCTGGCCGGTCAACAGCTCGATGCCCTGCTCCCCGTTGGCCTGCCACACCCGCCGCACCTGACGCCGCAGGTCTGGGCAGCCCTCCACCAGGGTCTTGATGCGCAGGAACGCCTCCTGCGCGGTCTTGTACTCGTGGGCGCTATGCAGGACCAGCCGCTCACCGAACAGGAACAGCCAGGCCAACTCCAAGGCCTCGATGATGGCGCCCTTGCCGTTCTGGCGGGGTACCCACGTCGAGACCGTCAGCGCCGCCCACCGCCCGTCGGCGCGCTCGCCCAGGCCGTGCGTGAGGACGTACCGCTGCCACGGATCGAGGACCAGCCCGGCCGCCTCCGCGAGGTCGATCACCTCGTCGGCTGCGGATGTGACGTACGGCGGGTGACTACTGACCCGAGGCGTTTGCGAGCCGAGCCGCGCGGCGACGCTTGAGTTCATCAGCGATCGACGTCCTCTCGACGGCGGGCAGCTTGTCGAGCCGCAGCAGGACATCCTCCAGGCGGCCGGCGAGGTCGGCGACGTCCTTGACCCGGGGGGCGGCCGGGCCGCAGTCACACTCGCAGCTGCCGCAGTGCTCGACGCGGGTCGCGTCGATGGTCTCGGCGAGCAGGTCTCGCAGGGCTTCCAACGACCGACGGGTGTCGCCCCGCTCGACAACTTCGGAGAGTGACATCCGGGATTGACCTCCGTCGAACGTTACGATCCGTGATCGCCGTTGGATTACGTAGCGTGACGGGCGTCAAGTTACGCTACGTGACGATCGTAAGGGGCGCGGGGAGAGAGAAGGGCGGAACAG